TAAATTGTCATACATAAACTTAACTTTTGTTATTAAGTTTTTTGCTGTGTCTTGTTTAGTTGCTACTACAAGTATTGATTTATCTTTTTGAAATAACATCATCCATAATGAAATACCTGCGGATAATGTTGAAATCCCTAACTGACGAGATTTAAGAATAATACTTCTATCATTCTTTTGTAATAAATTTAATGTACCTTCTTGAAATGGAAACAAATTAAATTGTACACGACCTCTTGTTGGATGTTGAATCCAACAATATTTTTTCATAAAATAAACAGGATCTTTAGCACACTTAATGTACTCCTGTTTTATGATTTGTTTTATGTTAGGTTGTGCCATATATTATACATATTGAGATACAGTATTTTTTACTTGTTCTATACGTTCTTTAACTGTGCCATTAATAGTAATAATTTTTTTACCCCCATACATTTGTATTTGTGATTTAATTTCTTTATCAATAGCTATTCTATATTCTGCATTTGTCTCCCTAATACCATTATCTTCTATTTCTACACCTTTAGGACTAATATAAAATAAAATATCATATTCATCCATTAAAGGTTGAATAGTAGCACATAAATAAAATTTTTCTCCACTGGTCATTGACGTAGATAATTTAGCAAATGCCATTACATCAACTACTGTTCTATCAGTGATTATATTTTTTTGCATTAATTCACTTGCCCTTTCAGCTGCGAATACTAATTGGCCCTTTAATGTTGAATCAGTATTTAAAGGAATACCCATTTCCATAAGATATTTAGAACGTTCTGTTCTAAAAGTATAATTTTTAAATTCAGATAATTCTTTTAATGCATTTACTAATGTAGTTTTTCCTACACTCATTGTCCCACAAAAACCTATTTTCATAATTTAATTTCTATGAGTTACACCTTTAGGAGCAGGTTTTTTATACCAAGGTAAACCTTCTTTACCTTTCATAATTTCATTCCATATTTCATAATCATACTCAATACCATTTAAATAGTATTCTTTTCTTTTTTGCTCTTTATTAATTAAAGCTGGACCTTTTTCGCTATGAAATACTGTTCTGTCTCCCATTTGTAAAGCTAGAGCTATTGTTTTAGAACCATCTTCTTCAATTTTAGCTACTCTTCTAACTTTAGCTTTAGGATTTATCCATTTTTTAATGTTTTTTATTTCTTCTGCTAAAGCTTTTTCTTTATGTTTTTTTGTTAAATTCATTATTTTAAAAATTTATGTTTTCTATAAAGTCAGGATAATCTTTATTTAATTTATTAGTATTTTCTTTAGGCATCGTTAAACCTCCTATAAGATTTTCATGCATATCACCCATTTCATGTGGTTCTTTATTATTAACAGGATCATTTAAAAAATCATTTAATTCTTTATCTAATATTAATATTTGTTCTGCTACTAATGTTCCTTGTGCCCCTGATACTGTAATACCTCTTGCTGATAATGCATCACCTACAAAATGAACATTAGGAAACCTAGTTAAACTTAAATTATTATAATTAACTAAAGGTTCAGGTGATAAATATTTTACTTCAGGCATATAAATTCCCCAATCTTTACCCAATGTTGGAAATACTTTTTCTAAATCCATAATAAAATCTTCAATATAAGTTGCATAATCCCCAATTGCATCATATAAAATATCTATACTGTCTACAACATGACATTCTACATAATCTCCTTCTGACGTTTTAGATGGGACTCTTTGTGAGGGTGAATAAAACATTCCTACACCTTCATGTTGTAATTTATCCACTGCTGCTCTTGACCAATCAAACGGCTTATCAATGTCTCTAATTTCCATTAATATACCAAAATTAGTCATGTCATTCCTAAATGCTTCGTCTTTCTTAGCATGTCCGTTGTAACTAACATCACCATAAGTGTGTTCAGCCGCAACGTAAGCCGCATTGTTATTAGTACAAAATGATCTTAATGATACACCTTTTTCTTCGAACTTTTGATATAGTTTAAAATCATAACTAATGTCAATTAATTTTTGAAAATGTTCTTGGGGTGCTTCAAAACGCACACCAATCTGTACTGACTTGGGTTCTGTAGGTAATTCATATTCTTCGGCTAATTGTTTACCAAAATCAATACCTGACTTACCTACCCCGAATATAAGTGTATCATAATCTTCCCAACCACCATCATACATTACTATATTTTTATCAAAATCAATTGATGTTACTTTAGTTTCCCATATAAATTCTATACCTTTACTAACTAAAAAATCATACCAATTCTTGCCAATTTCATGTAGATAATCGGTTCCTACATGCCATACGGGGAATAATCTTAAACCAAAATGAGGTTTAATAAAATCGGGTTCTGCTTGAGGGTCTGAACATTGTACTTCAGATGGGTTTGGGTGAAAACGTTTAAAATTATCAATTACTTGATCAAATAATTCCATTGCTTTTTCATCACCTGTGTATTTAGACAATTGTCCTCCTATAGATGTGTGGTAAGTTAATTTACCATCTGACCAACCACCTGCTCCTAAAAAACCTCTCATTACATCTGATGCTGGTCTTCTATATGGATCTAAACCCATGTCAATAATGGTAATTTTTCCTTTGAAATTGTTGTCTACTAATTTTGTTGCTGCATTTACACCTGCAACACCTGCTCCTACAATTACTACGTTATTCATACTTTATTAATTTGTGGTAGCATACATAAAAAAGCTGTGGCTACCAAATTGGAGGCCACAGCTCTCTTAGAAATTATAAGTCGTCCGGCTATGAATCGAACTGTATGTTTTAAAATTTATCTACTAAAAGCACCGGAATTTAATTCAAACAGTGCTTTAATATCACTAAAATTAACATCTCCCATTTCATCTTCATTTTCTTTAAATACTCCTTTAACTTTTTTTACTATTCTTTGTCCTACCCCAAAAACTTTAAGGAAATATTGTAAAGCAAACATAATTACTTTTAAAGCTACTAAAATTCCTACTATCATTATTGTAAAGTCTGGACTTGTAATATCTAAACTAGCACCTGGAAAAAATTGTGCACCGTTCATAAATAAATTTTTCCAAGGTCCAAAACCTACAGCTGTAAGTGTAGTACCATGAATAATTTCAGCTATAGCACCAAGGGTACCACTAAATGCTATTGTGCCTAGTGAAGGTATAGCATTTCTAATTCTTTTTGCATTTTCAGGTGTAATTTTATTTCCAACAGATGTTGTAAGACTTTCCATTTCACCTAATATAACTTTATATACATTTTTAGTTACATTTAACGCCTTAGAAGCTGCAGCTTTAGCCTTTTCTTGATTTCCTTCATCAGTAAGTTCTCTTTTTATAATACTATATACCTCTTTTGATTTAGATCTACCAGAGTTAAAAATATCTTCTATAGCAGGTTTTACCTTATCTCCTAAATCAGATAATGTTCCTTCTTCTATTTGGTATAAGGGTCTAATTCCTGCTAATTGTTGGAATCTTTCTGTTAATAGTGTGTGTTTCATTATTTCTTTTTTGTTTTTTCTAATGATCTACCACCAAAGTAAGCACCAATCACTGTGATTAATACTAATTGTAATAAATCTGTCCATTTTGCTTCAACATTAAAGTTAATGGTTCCTGCGTCAATAAATATCATAAGAACTGTAGAAAATACTAAAAAGACCAAAACTAATGGTCTTACGTTTTTACTTAACCAACTGTCGCTGTTCATATCTGCTGACCATCTGTCAGTTATATTTTGTTCCATTTTAGCTTCATGGTTAGCTATGAGCTCTTGGATTTTTCTTTCTGCTTCTAACTTTTCTTCTTTTGAAGTAGTTAGATTATCAAGAACGCCACCTACACCTTTTACTAGGTCGGCTGCTCCTCCTGAAAATAAATTTGTTAATATACTCATAACGTTTTGTTTTTTATTTTAATCCCAAAATGAACCTACTTGATCCATCCAACCTTCAAAATCCTCATCAGAATGTACAAACTCTACTCCCATTGGTTCCCCCATAGTATAATCATCAATCATACGAGATGTATCAATTTCAAATCCTAAATATTCTGACATTTTGTCTTCATTAGTATCTAAAAATCTGTCTCCACTTTCATATGTAAAGTCTTTTTTTTCTTCTTCAAAGTTTGAAGGATCAGTAAACCATCCACCGTTAATAGCTTCTATAAATTCGGTTTCTAATGCTTCTACATCCACATCCATGTATTTGGTAAATTTAAAGAGATCGAGTAATTCTTTTCCCCTCAACGTGCTGATGTTTTCTTTTAATGTATATAGAGGTTTAATACCTGCCAATTCTTGGAATCGTTCTGTTAGTAATTTTTTCATTAATTTTGGTTTGTTTTTCTATAATTTTTCATCCAATCTTCCCAATCTCTAAAAAGAAGATTTCCTTTTAAATATGCTTCCATTTCCATTTTCCTCATGTGTTCATCATCTTGAGCATATGTAGGACTTGAAGCATCACCTAAATCTAAATCACCTCTTTCATTTTGGTGATGGTGAATTAATTCATGTGCAAATGATCTACAAATATCTTTATCGTGTCTATCTGTAATATATAATACAATAGACATACTTGAAGGATCATAATATGCTGTTCTACCAAAGATACCTTGGGCATTTTCTTCATCTTGTTTTAAATGAAGTTTTGGAACATTTTGAATGTCGAATTGTTCCCTTGCTTTTTTAAATATTTCGCCTAAGGCTTCTTTTAATTCCATTATGCTAGTTCATCTTCTGTGTCTTCAGGTTCCATTTCTGTGTCAGCACTATCTCCTATGTCTGCGTCTCCTGTATCTCCTCCTTCATCTCCTGCTTGTTCTCCATCATCTTCTTCTCCACTACTAGGGATTGGTTGAGTTAATAATCTATTTAATTCTTTAATTGCTTCTGATGTTTCATCACCATTCATTAACCAATAAGACTTAGGTCCTATTTTAGCTACAATAGATGTTTGTTCAATATATAAAGCAAAAGATTGTCCATTATGTAAAAATATTGTATATGATGGAGGAATTGTATTTGCTGCTTTTACATTATCAACATATCTTATAAGTGGTCTTAATTTAAGATCTCTTTCTAAAGTCATT